AACTCGATAACTTGACTTCCCTTGCGTCCGCTAAATCGTACTCCCGAGCCGGTTACCTCGAACCCGCTTTTGGCCAACTTCTTGATTGCGTTTGCTACTGTCATCTGTCATCGTCTCCGGTTAGTGGTTTGCGTCAGCGTCGTTGCTTCCGACGTGTGTATGTTATCGACGCCCCAAATAAAGATCAACACCTTTAGCCAAAAAGATGTAAAAGTTTTTCCCGAAACATGCGTTTCGCCAATGAAAACACAGGGAAAAAAGATTGTGGTTTTTTTGGCTAGGTCACGGATTGCTCGTAGATCCGGTAGCAATCTAGGTGAGCTTGCGCCCACTCGGGCCCATGCTGCCCGGTGTTTTCCCACTCTAAATAGGCGATTGCGTGGGCGAACTCGTGAACCAATGCATCTAGCTGAACTTGCTCCGGTCGGCTTGCGTCGATCCGTATGCGAAAATAGTTATCCATTCTTAGGCAGTCGCCAAGCAGGTTTGCAGGCATTTTGCAACGCCTGACCGATACCGCGATAGTGGGGTGTTTCGTTTTTAGCGAATCGCGTAGCTTGGCGAATAGATCCATCTAAGCACCCCTTATATCGCCTTGCTTGTTGATACGGAAATTTGCAACATTGAAGCTGCCGTCATTTGCAACCTCAACGAAAGCCATACCGTGATTCCAACGATTCACCCTCGCATATGCAGGGGTTAAATCGCAAAGGCATCCGGTAGACCAAACAAAGGTCTCCGAGTGGAACATGTCAGTATCGGCGTGCCCGCTAGTTTGGTGCGAGTGGCCTACCAAGACTGTATGATGCGTCCGAAGGAATGCCCCTCTAGCCGGGTTGACTGGACTGAAAATCGACCGCCCTAGCTCGTGCCCGTGAAGAACCGGGAGTTTGCCAAGCATAATCGGCAATTGATCGCCAATCATTTCGATGCCGAGCCGCTTGCATTGCGTTAGCTCATCAATCCGCACCGCTGCTAGGTCGTAGATCTCTGGGGCGCGATTCCAGATAAAATGGTCCCATCGTTCCTCATGGTTACCCTGCTTGTAGACGATCCTAGCCTTCGGGAATTCGGATCGCAACCATTCAAGCCCCTCGATGACTAGCTTTAACTCCTCCGAAAATCGCCTGTGTTTTGGATCGCGTTGATGCCTGCTGACTTGATAGAAATCCGCGATGTCCCCATTGAGCAAAAGGCAATCCGGTTTCATCGCTTTAAGCTTTGCCACGGCCGCGCCGAAAGCAATTTCCGAATGGTAAGGTATATGGACGTCGGACAGTATCCCGATTCGCTTGGCGTCAACCTGGACGGGTTCCCAGGCCTCTGCCAACGATGGTGGCATCTTGGGCAGTTGCCCTGCTTTACCCTTAGGTCGCGTCTGCGTTGCTTGGTTTCGCATCTTTTCGCCGTGGGCGCCGCGAATTGTGCGTATCATCGTTCTTGCGTGCTCGATGCCGCTGAAAGATTCTGGCCTTTCCTTTTTAGCACGTTTGGCTAGACCAAGGTTTGATGCATCGGGAAACTTTTTGCAAAGCTCCTCAAGGTAAATCCGTCCCGCTGTCTTTGGTGGTTTCCCCATCGGTTTTTCTCCAAATGGAATAGGCTTCTTCAATCGTGATCTCGGGCTTCGAAAGCTTTCTGTTGACTGCGTTGTGCAAGGCTACGCCCCACCGGAAGAATGCTTCTGGGGAGGTGAGGTCGGGGGGCATTTCGGCAAGGATTCGCTGATAGCCGTCCTTGCAGTCGCAACGCTGGGGGATGAGGTATTGCCAGATGTCGAGCCACTGAGGATCGCAACCTCGATAGCTGTGGAGTTTGCCCCATGCGAATCGGCCCTGAGTGTCTGACCGCTCTTGCTGCTTGGCCCTTAGTTGCTCTTCAGTCAATGGCTCTGGCCTTGGAGTCGATGGTGGCCTAGGCTCTCCGGGCTTGCGACATTTTCCGATTAGCTGCTGATAATCTACGAGCTTGATCGTTGTCATGGGTTTAAAACCACCGTAACCGCGGGGAATGGTACGCAGATTCGATAATTGCCGGTCAGGTAGTTGATTGACTGATTAAACGAGTAGGCATCAACCGTGGGGCCCCTGGTTTGGTAGGGCATGACAATCGGATCTTCGCCGCCGATGCATGATGAACAATCCCACCAATTGCACGATGTCCGGTCGTCGATGTTTACGCCTGGATAGGCTTCTTGCGGATTGTCGCATATGCCAGGGCAGTCTTGCGTCGTGTTGATGTTTTGGTCTTTGAGTTGATGGCAACCAGAAACGCTAACTCTGTACGCCCCATCGACATAGTAGCTGCTGTAGTTAAGCGGTAGGCTAACTCTGGGTGCCGACAAACCCCTGCCTGTGAATCTATTATCCTCGCAGTCGCAAGGGTAGCCTGGTATTTGCGGGCAGTACTCAACTTCGCCTTGAGTTGTGTTCACAAGCCCATTATCGCATGATGCCCCGGTATCGAGGCAGTAGAGACAACTAGCCGAATTGGAAAACTCTTGCCTAGTTCCGCCGTCAACTGTTCCGATTGTTACGCCATCGGCTTGGATGCAAAAACCTAGATCGTTCCTGTCGTACGTTGCACCCGGAACGCAGAAATCGAAAACGCATTGCGTCGTCGGAGTGCTTGAGTTAAAAGTGATCGTGCTTGGAATATCCTCAAGCGTATCGTAGACTCTCACCTTGGTCATGTAGAGCGTCTGGGGATTGCCGTAGGTCAAATCAGTATTGCAATTGAATGCGGTATCGTGAGTGAGCTTTTCGGTGTCGCAAGCAGTTCTTTCGCAGCAACCGAACTCATTTGAGTAAGTCACGTCGCGGGTAAATGACTCGTAGACGCCTCCGCCCTCTTCGACCTCGTATTCGATGGTACATTCGACAACGTATCGACAAACAACCTCGCTACCCGGCGGGCAAATCATTTCGCGTTTGTAGATCGCGACGTTCACCGCAATGTAGCGATACCTAGCCGCAAAATAGTACTCCTCGATCAGTTCATAATCGATCTTTGTCGTTCCGCAATTGATAATTTCGCCGCAAGCCTGGAATGCCGTTGGGCTTGCGTTTGTTGTCTCGTAAATGCAATTGCCAGCCGTTGCGTCAAAGTAGATCGTCCACGCCGGACTAGCTGCAAACTTCTGAGACTCGATAATCTTTACCGATGTTGTTGAGGATTCCGTCAATGTTTGCTCGGCGATCTTTTTGCAGTCAAGGGTGTAGCCAGGATTGACTAAATCTCGGCGTGCAATATGGCAACAATTCGACGTTTCGAATTCAAGCACCGCATTGCTTAGGCTCGGGCCGGTCACGGTTATATTCGTCGCGATCTCGGCAAGCTCCTCCGGGGACATGCAGCAAGTTCCGCAATTACACTTCCCGAAGCATCCCATTTAGCAGATCTCCACGGCCACCCATTTGGCATCTATTGGAAAGAGCACAACCGTTGCCGCTGCTGCTATGGCCGTAGCCGTTGGGGCCCATGCCGTATAGGTCACGCTGCCCGATGTCCAGTTGCCGCTTGCGGGCTGTTTGGCTGTCACGGTCCCGCTATTGTTGCCAGCGATTCCTGAGGCACCAACCACCGCTAGCAATGGCGTTTCGCAAGCAATCACCTTAATCAAATCGTCCTCTTGCTCGTCGTCGCCGATGAACGTAAAGAGGCACCCTTTTTCAAGCTCAAAAGCACTGGCCTTTGGCCCCATTCGCGTCCCGGTCGTGTAGGTCGCCGAATCTTTTTTGGCTCGAAAGATCGGCCCCCATTGAGCGGTTCCGATTTCATTGACTTCGCATTCGCCCGGACCATTGAGTAGGAAGGGCCCTACAACCGACGCCGAATAGTCGAATGGCCTAGTTACCTCGATGTATGTCGTCCCGTCGATCTCGCTTGCCCCGTTCATCTGGATGCAACCATAGGGAGGGATCGTCACGGTTGACTTGTTCACGAAATAGATCGGAGTCGGCGTATAGGGGATCGCCATCGCTTTTGATGCCGACCCCATACGCTCGAAGGCTTGCGAATTATCCCAAATCCGCTTCGCCTGTTTCGGTGTGAATGCTCCGATCTCTTTTGCCATCGACTAGCCCCTCGTATCGCATAGAAGGGCAATCGAATAGATCGCTGGAGTTACCGCCGTTGCCGTCGCTGCGTCATTGCTGGAAATCGACAAGCGAACCTCTAGCAAGTCCCCTGGATCGACGCCCGTAGCGTTAATCGTAAAGTCGTAATTCGCCGCCGAAAGAGAGTTCATCGATTGGGCCGTGGTGGTCACGAGATCCGAGCCAAGAGCCCCATCGGCCCCAACGTAAGCCTCTGCGTCGATTGTGCAAGCAACATCGGCTACGGTTGTTTCCATCTTCGCCCGGATCCTCAATTGAATCGTCTGCCCGTCCTCGTAATTGTCAGGGGTCGGAATAGCCACATAGAGCCGCCTAGTGGTCGCTCCAAGCGTCCGAACATTGCCCGCCGTGATTCTGACCGGGTTGGTTCCCCAAGTGCCTGAGACTAGCCCTAAATCGTCGCTAGCTGCCGTTGATGGCAGGATGGTTTGCACAGCATGCCAAACGCGAGTATCTGCGAGGGAAACGACAGACTTGGCAAGCACCCTTTGGGCTAGCTTGGTCGTCGCTATGTCGGCGTTGCCCGCGATCGTGTAGTTGGTAATAACCTCGGGGGGAAGGATGAGCGTAACCGAAGGGATAGTGGTCATGGTAGTAGTCCTAATGCTCCGTAGGGGAGGGGGTTGTAAAGCTTAAATTCAAGCCAGTTGGCTTGCACTGTATTTGGTGGCTCAACGTCTGCTAGTTGATATCCGTTTTCATCGAGCAAAACCGGCCTCGTAACCGGTTCGCCATTTCGCATCGCCCGGACGATCTGATAGGGCAACCTCCCAGGGGCAGGGGGCCCAACGATATCAAGTCGCTTGTAATAGCCTTCGTGACGGACTCGCTTGTACCATGCCTTGTCTGGTGTGGTTCGATATGGCCATCGGAACTGAATTACGGCTGTAACCTCCCAGTATCCACCGCCGCCGACATTTGGGTCTTTAACCGATACCGCTTGAAGCTTTTGCATTTTGCCTGTACCAGGGGACCATCCGAGAAATGCATCTGAGTTGACTGATTCTCGGTAAGCCGCTTGGACAAATGGACTAAACAACAGCATGTTTTTTCTAATTGTGACCGTCTGGTCAGCAAAGAGTCGCTTGACGCCTTGGATCGGCTCATTGTTCTTGGTAACTATCGGGTTGCCGTCATAATCTTCGTCTATCTCCTCTTCGGTCTCTACGTCATCCCAATCAATTTTAGCCGGTGTTAAAAGAGGGCTTTGAGGCTGATTCCCAGCACCGATTTTCACTTCCCCGTTGTAGTTAACCGTGACAATCCAATAGACCGGACTGATACGCTGCGGCCTTGCCTTGTCGGCAAAGACATAGGGGTATGCTGGCGAATACGATGATCCTGCCTCTGGTATCCCTTGCCCCTGAACTACGTCGTCAATTGTAGCTAGTGGGGTGGTGAAAACCTGATACGCAGATGTAAAAGCCGCTTCAGCCGTTCGAAAATTATCCGTTAGGCTGAAATCCCCAGTAAGGTTTGACCACATTAGCGTTACCGAAATGATGTCCTCGCGACTCATTTTACAATCTCGATTCTAAGCTCTTCGCTTGGTGATCGGTTTGCATTGTCAAGCAGCACATTAGTTCGCTTTTGCTCCTCCACTTGCTTGGCTGTGTTTTCGACTAGCTTGGCGATTGGGCTATCTGTTTGGCCCCGCACAAGCACCCGCGACTCGAAAGCAGTTAGGGACCGAATCTGATCTTGCAACGCACTAGCGGCCCCGGCCCTTGGCTTTAGATCGATGCCGATGTCTAGCTTCATTGCGTCTTGCAATGCTGATAGACGCTCTTTGATTTTCTCGTCGAATCCTTCGGTCAGGCTAGTCACGGACTCATCAAGCATCGCCTGCAAGGCTAGTTCCGTTGCCGTAATCGTCCTCTGCCCGATGGCTGGCATATCTTTCATCACATCGCCAATAGTGTACTTTGGCCCCTCGAAGATCGCTGATTGCATTAGCTTAGACCAGCTTTCCCCAAACCAAGCACCGAACTCAAGCAGCTTGTCAAAGCCAAATTTCACATCATTGATGATCGATTCGGTCTGCAAAACGATAAATGTCTTTGTGGCCTCAAGAACTTCGGAAAACCGAATAACTGCCGTTTCCGCTGCGGTAAAACCGGTAACAAAGGCTGTAGCTACGGTTTCACCGACGCTTGCAAGCGAATCGGCTAAATCCTGCCCTACGCTTTTCGCCTCGTCCATCGACGGTAAAAGGCTATTGGTGATGAACTCGAACATTACCGCGAATCCGCGATACACAACATCCCGAACGGGGGCCAGCAATTCACCGAATGACTCGTAGAGATTTTTGACCGCAACGCTCAAGGCCTCGCTAGCCTCTAACGCCGACTTTGCCGAGTCGGCCTTATTCAGTAATCCCTTGGTGGCCAATTCGCTAACCGCCGCAAGCCGTTCTTCCGTTGTGCTTAGTTCGTTGATATTCGGAATAAGCCCCATGAACGCTTCAAAGTTTCCTTTGGTGGCATCCTCGACCATTCGCATCGCAGAGGCCAAGTCTCGATCGAATACCCGCGATAAGCCTAGTGCCGCTTCGGCCATGTCCTCAATATCGCCCACTCCAGCACCGCGCCGCAATGCTTGCGCCATTTGATCCTGAATCCGCCCCGAATCTATGTTGGTCATTCGCTCAAGGCTATTGGCAACCTTAACCATCTCATCCGATGCCGCTTTGCCTGCCCCTGGGATAAGAGCGACCGTCTCGGCAAGCTTGATCGATGAACGGTTCAAATCATCGAACGCCGCCACCGATGCCGATGCAAAGCCAACAACCGCCCGCCCTGCTTCGACGATGCCGATTACCGCTGCCGTCACGCCCGCCAATTGAGCTAGCCCACGGATTGAAAATTCGACTTGCTGAGCCGTCTGCGTTACTTCTGCCGAGAACTGACGCAACACCGCCGAAGCTTCATTTTTTGCTCCAAGTGTTACTTCTACGTCAGCCATTTTTACGCCTTTGTTCTTCGATTCGGTTTATGTCTGCCTCAAGTGCATTTTGCACCGAAACAAACCAAGCGTCCTGATCGTAAATCCCGCCCGCCTCTGGCAGAATCCCTTTCAAGACCCAAGCCGCAAGGTTGGCCGCTGAACTAACTCGATGCCCTACATAATCCTTCGGGCAATCGTTGATTTCAAAATACCCCCGGCCCTCGCAAGCGTCGCACCCGGACTCGTCGCAGCCTGGACAGGCCAGCATTAACGGAAGGTCGTTGCTCGGCTTGTTGTTGCAATGGTTTCGAGTGCAAGACTTGCATAGTTCGCCGCATCGGATGAATGCGGCTGCCCTTATTTTTTTTTATCACCTTCGCTAGCCGAATTGCCGCGTAGGCAACAACTGACAAGCTTTACCGCGTCGGCAACCTCGATCTCTTCGTCCCAGTCGCTTAACGGCTTGTCGAGACTCCAACCGGCCAAGCAAATCGAGACGGCTTCGCGGATTGCCGCCACCTGTTTTTTTGGTTCGGTCGATTCCCTGAAATCGCTGATAAGCCCTAGGACATGTTCGGTCTTTCGGAACTTCAAACGATTCAAGGTGAACTCAATGTCGTAACCGTCAATTTTGTCTGTGAATGTACTAGGCTGCATGGTTGAAAGCGATTGAGAATTCTTGGTCCGAAGCGTCTACGTTTTTGTTTGCTTGCCATTCGAGCTGATCGATCATAATGCCGTTTCGCTCGCCCATTGGCTTGGCTACTAGCTGGGCCTTAGGGGCAGTAAAGACTAGCGTCGATGTCGTCGGCCCCGCGATAGTGAACGAAAGGCTTGCCTCTGTTCCGTCGCGAAATTGCCCGTATCGATTCTGAGTGGCAATCAACTTTGATTCCGGGTTGCCTGTGATTCGCGGATTGCGATCCGTGATAACAAAGCTATCGACGCCCGTCGCTGAGGTCGAGCATTCCCTGGCTGTAATCACGTTGCCAAGGTCAATCGTCGCCGACTCTAGGCAGATATTCGTCGATGCCCAAGACGTTGCGCCGCCTGCCACGCGAAGGGGTAGCGTGTTGACGTAATCAATAGAGCTTGGAATTGCCGCGTCCGCCTCGTCATCGTAGACGCCTTGAAAGTCGAATTCGACACGTCCCATCCGACCCGTAGGCAGGATAAATCGAGCATTGCCGACCGCTCCATAAATCCGCCGCCTGACCCCATCAAAGAACCCCGCGATTGTCAAGGTTTTCACGCTGCTTCCCGATGCGGGAACTTCGGTTTTTGGGAAGTAGGTTGCCGTCGAAAGCACAACGCCGCAAGCCGGTAAAAATGTGCTTGCCCACGCTGGGACTGCCGTGCCATTGTAGGCTAGGTCCACTGAGAATGTAGCCCGGCCTATCCTGGCCCCCGGAATAGATGCAAGGCGACCAAAGCCGCCTTGCCCCTGCCGCTCTTCAAAGGTAGCCTCTGGTTGAACCATAAGGTTGTAGGCATTAACCGTGCAATCTGCTGCCGCAATGGTTTCAGCTGTGCCTACGGTTGATTCGATCTTAGCGCCTAAAACGGTTTTTTTACGAAGTAGCATATTTGTCCCTTCCGAGTATTTCGTTTGCGTCCTGTTTGGCTTCTTTGAGCTTGCGAATCATTATTGACTGAGCTTGAGCCGCCCCGCGATCGAAAGCTTCCTTGACGCCATCGATCTTGGTGGCTTGCAAGTCCCTGAGCTTTTGAATCGGGAATCGAGCCCGCCCGAGTCGCTTGTAAATGTTTTTGCCTAGTTTAGGAATCTTTGGCCCGAATGCCCCCTGAAATACCATTGCTGGCACCCCCTGAACAAATTCAACCTCCACGCCTTGGACAGTTTGACGAGCCTTGAAAGCTCGAAGCGGAACCGTGAACGTGTCGTCGATTTTCAGTATCGATTCTTTGGCTAGCAGATTGTCAATTAGCTTTTCCTCAACACAAAATGCCCTGAGTTCGCCGACTTTTTCTGTTGCCATCGCCGTAACGATTTCGCGTTCTGTTCGCCGCCTTGTTTCGCTTGTGGCTTCCTTGATGCGATTGCTAAAAGCTTTCTCCAGTCCGTCGGCGTAGTTGACTACCCGCTCGGCTGCTAGCTTGGCTTTTTCTTCGTGTGCTTGGATGTCGATTATCATTGCGTTATCGCCTCACCGTAGGATCGTCCTCATCGACTCGATAGGTTACGATCAACTGCATGTTTGCCCCGTCAATACCGCCATCGGAAGTAAAATTGATCCTCGTTCCGAAGGTAGCAAACAAAGCATTTCCGTCAAACGTGTGCCAGGAACTAGCCGGGGTGCAAATGCACTTGCGTACATCTGACCCGAATTGATTTAGTAGTGTGTCAATCGCGTCTTGGCTTCGCTCTGAAGGCATCAAAACCAACCGGATATTAAACTGTTGAGCCAATGCCACCGCCGGAGGATTACCCGGACAAGATAACTCAGGAACTTCATTTTGGACTCCCTGGGTAATGATGATTTGGCGATCAATCGGCGTGTAGTTGGCAAATCGAGTAGGTCGCTTGACCTCTTGAACATCGGTTGGGTACGTAGTTGAATCGCCCACCATAGCCGATAGCCTGGATTCCAATTCAACCGCGATCAACTCGATGATTGCTAGCGACACTCTAAAACCAACATCCCTTCATCATGCTCAATAAGTCGAACAATAGAACGCCGCTCAACCGGTTCGCCGACTCGCGGGGATAGGCCAATCTGATCCCCGCCGAGGTCCAATTCATTGCTTGCGATGCCTTCAACCTCATCGTTTGGAGCCCTAACCTTGAAAACCGGAGTTACTAGGTCGGAAGCTTCTTGTAGCTGCAAAGAATCATCTCGCTCAACCACCGCGTTAATCTTCCTCGACCGACCGTTTCGCTTGTAGTAAACTACCGATTCTGCGAAGTCTTGCGGGTTGGCGAATACCTTCTTGGCATCCTCGATAATGGTATCGTGCAGGCTCACGGATTAGGCTCGCTTGCAAGTCACCTTGACGTAATCCACAACAACCGAATCGACATTGGTATTCGCTGCTTTTTGCAACTGAACAAGCGGTTGCAATCCAGAGGAATATCCGCTCATGTCGAAGGTAGTAGTCGCGCCGACTCGCTGGCCGTCGATGTAAAATTTCACATC